AAACGGCAAAACGGCGGACACTGCGGTGCCGCTTTTGTGGTCGCAGCTGTTTGATAACGAAGGCGCGCCGGAAGCGTTTTGCGCTGCCACAAATTCAAAGCAGGCGCGGCTGCTGTTTGACGGTTTAACGCGGATAATCCAGCGCCAGCCGTTCCTGCGCCGCGTGATGGTGCCAAGCCAGCACAAGATAACAACGCCATCACGGCAGGGCAAGATAACGCTGGTAGCGGGCGGCGGTGACAGTCTGGACGGTGTTATGCCATCGTTTGTGGCGCGTGATGAATTTCACAGATGGGCGGATCGTGATCTGTCTAATACGCTGGTGGAAAGTATGAGCGCGCGCGCGCAGCCGGTGGATTGGGTGATAACGACAGCGGGCGAAGATCGCGCCAGCCTGTGCGGAGAGTTGCGCGACTATTGCGAGCAAGTTCTGCGCGGCAGCGTGATTGATGATCGGACATTCGGATACATTGCAGAGCCGCCGCAGGGTTGCGATCCGGCAGACCCTGTGGCGTGGGCAATGGCTAATCCTAATCTGGACGTTTCGAAGCCACGCGAGGCGGTCGCGCACGCGCTGGCAAAAGCGCAAGTGATCACGGCGGACATGCCAGCTTTCAGGCGTTTCCATTTGAACCTGTGGACAGAGGGCGCAGAAAGCTGGATCGCGCAGGACAGCTGGGGCGGCGGCGATATGGGCGCGCGGTTCGATCCTGCGAGCCTATACGGGCGGCGCGCGTGGGTCGGGCTGGACCTGTCTAACAAAGTGGATTTGACGGCAATTTGCGTGGCGGTGCCAGACGATGCGGGCGTTATCTGGCTGCTGACTTATACGTTTATGCCAGAGGGTGATAAGGGATTTATCAGGCGCGCGCAGGCTGAAAAGCGCGAGTATGTGGCATGGCGCGATCAAGGTTGGTTAGAGGTTCACGCGGGCGGCGTGATCGATGAACAGCAGCTGGTCACGCGCATGGAATGGCTGCGCGCAAAGTTCAGGCTGCAAGAGGTTGCTTTTGATCCGTGGGGAATGGGCGATCTGGCAACGGAATTGGCCAACCGCCGCTTTCCAATGGTTGAGCATCGGCAAGGGTTTCAGAGCATGTCCAACCCTATGAAGCGGGTAGAGGAAAGAGTGGCGCGCCGCACGCTGCGCCACGGCGGCAACCCGGTGCTGTCGTGGTCGGTGTCGAACGTGGCGCGGGACGAAGATGCGGCGGAAAATATCAAGCCGAACAAGCGCCGCAGTAAGGGCCGGATTGATCCAGCGGTGGCAATGATGATGGCAGTGGGCCGCGCTGAGGCGGGGCTGCGCGTGCGAAAACGGGCGGAGGTGGGCTAATGATTGGCGATCCAGTAGAGCGCAAAACAACTATACCAGCGGTCGCGCGCCGCGCGCGCCGTGATCCTGTCGCTGCGGCGCAGGTCATGGCATCAACGCCGCTGGACGGGCGGCACGGCGGCGGGTGGGTTGATATGGCTGCCGGGCCGCGCGGCGGGCCGGTGCGGTCGCTGCCGGTGGTGAGTGACAAAACAGCAGAACAGCACGCGGTTATCCATGCCTGTTGCGCCATCATTGCGGGCGATACGTCAAAGGTGCCGCTGCGCGTGCGAGAGAAAAACAGGCGCGGCAATATGGTGACGGTTCACGAGCATGAGCTAGAGGCGCTTTTGAACAGTGAAAGCGCGCCGGGCGTGCCTGCGAATATCGCGCGGTTTGCCTATGCTTACGGGCTTGCACTGCGCGGCACGGCTGCCGCCTATGCGCCGCGCGATGCGCGCGGCAATGTCGCGCTGATCGATGTGTTGCAAGAAGGGCAATTCAGCGTGCTTCGCACTGGTCGCGCGCGGGTTTATCAGTTCACAGATGGAGACGAAATCCAGCGCACGGCGGGCCATTTGCAGATGGTCCATTGGCGATACTGTTCTGCGGATGGTTGGGACCATCGCAGCCCTGTGCGGGTTGCGTGTGAAAGTGTCGCGCTGGCACTGGCAGGCCAGCGCGCAGCTGCGCGCCACGCCAGCGGCCACCAGCTGCGCGGATATGTAAAGCTGGCAGACGATTTTGAGGACGCCGCAGCGCGCAGGCTATCGCACCAGCGCATCAAGGCGGCGCTGGATGATCCCGACGCGGGCGGCGTGCCTATATTGGGTTTGCAGGACGAAATCCATTCTCTTGATCTGTCGGCAGCAGATGCGCAGCTGTTGGAAAATAGAGCGTTCGACCGTGAAGGGCTGGCGGCAATTTTCCGGGTGCCGCTGTCGAAGTTGCAGGTTGGCGGGGCCACGCGCGCCGCAGGGCAGCAAGGGGCCATCGATTATGTGACGGACGGTCTGCTGCACTGGAAAGCGCAAATTGAAGGGCCGCTAAATCTGGGGCTGCTGACAGCTGGAGAACGCGCGCGCCGCCTGTCGCTGTCGCATGATTTTGACGCGCTAATGGAAGCCACCACGCGCGAGCGCATCGAGGCCGCAGTGCGCGCCACGGGCGGACCTATCACGACAATAGACGAAGGGCGCGAGATGAACGGGCTGCCGCCGGTGCCGGATGGCAGCGGCAAGCTGATGTATCCGCCGCCAAACATGACGCGCGCAGATGTGCAAACTGGCGGCAAGGGGGCCAAGGATGAATGAGAATTTAACAGTAGCGCAGTTTATGGGGGCCGGTGTCGGGTGTCTGGATCAGGTTCTGGGGGCTGATCTATTGGCGCAGCCGGTGCCGCTGGCAATGCGCGACGATGAAAGCGACGGGGGCGGGCAGCCGTTTGTGCTGATCGGCAGCGTGGCGGTGGTGCCGGTGCGCGGCGTGCTGATGCGCGCGGATGGTTTCATGTCGCGCGCGATGCGGTGGCAGACCTTTGGCGGGTTGATCGAGGTGCTGGCAGAGTTGGCGGCGGCGGATCATGTCGCGCGCATTGTGCTGGATATGGACAGCCCGGGCGGCGTGGTCGTGGGTCTGCCGGATGCCGCAGAAGCGGTGCGCGCGGCGGCGGCAGTTAAGCCGGTTTCGGTGCGGGTCGATGGTCTGGCCGCGTCTGCGGCCTATTGGATCGCATCGCAGGCCACAGAAATCAGCGCCGCGCCGGGGTCGCAGCTGGGCAGCATTGGCACAATGATGATTGCGGGCGCGCCTGTCGCGCCTGATCGGGACGGAGTCCAGGAATTTGTTTTCCGCTCTGCGCACGCCAAAAACAAAAACGCGCCACCAGATACCGAAGCCGGGCGCGCGGCGATCCAGCGCGAGCTGGATGTGGCTGAAGCAATGTTTCATGCCGCAGTGGCTGCCGGGCGCGGGATTGATCCGGGCCAGCTGGCTGCGCGTCTGTCTATGACAAGTGACGTGGCGGACGGTGGCGGCAGCTGGTGGGCGGCAGAGGCAATGGCGCGCGGGCTGGTGGATCGGGTCGAAGGGCGCGCGGCGTTCTGGGCTGGCGTGCAATCTGCCGCCACGCCATCCGCGCCGCGTGGTCGCGGTGCGCGGGCATTGGCGCAGGCCGCAAGGGCGCGCGCCAGCGTTTAAGGGTTCCGCCCTGCGGGGCGGTCGTGATGCCACGGTTAGTGGCGATAAGTTCGAACCAAGGGAAATCGAAAATGGATGTAAATGATATGCGCCGCCTGTTGGCTGCGCTGGCTGATCAGATGGGCGCGCAGGCGCTTGTGATCGATGGTCTGGAAACTGTGGCGGGTGGCGCAGAGCCGGGCGCGCTGGACGCTGCAAGCGCGGCGTTTGATGATCTGCGCGCGCAGTTCAAGGCCACAGAAATAAAAGTAGAGCGGGCCGAAGCAGTCGAGGCGGCGCAGGCGCGCACGGCACTGGCGCGAAATACGCCAGCGCCGCTGGTTTCTGCGCGCGCTGTTGATCCTAACGACAAGGGAATGGTTTTCGGGATCATTGCGGCGGGGCTTATGGCCACGCGGGGTGACAGCCGCGCGGCCATCGATCACTTGCAGGCCGAAGGTTACGGCGCAGTTTCCGCGATCATGTCTACTGGATCGAATGCGGCGGGCGGTTTTGCCATGCCAGCGCCAGTGGTTGAAGAAGTGATAGCGCTGCTGCGTCCGCTTAATCCGGTTCGCAGAGCGGGTGCGCGGGTGGTCAATATGCCTGCCGGGGAATTGCGCAATGCGCGCATGGCCACTGGCGCATCTGCCAGCTACGGCGTGGACGTGGCGGCCACGCCAGCCAGCGCGGCGCAGCTGGACGAGGTGGCGCAGTCTTTCAAGAAATTGACAGCGCTGCAAGGCATCGGCAACAGTTTGCTGCGCTACAGTATCGCGGCGCTTGGGGGGGCGCTGCGCGATGATCTGGTGGCAGAGGCCGCGCGCGTCGAGGGCATTGCGTTTCTGCGCGGTGCGGGAACAGGCGGCACGCCAAAAGGTCTGACAAATTGGGCGATTGCGGCGCACATTCAAGAGTCCGTGGCCTTGGGGGCGGGCGGCGTTAATGTCGAGCCAGCACTGCGGCGTGCTATCGGGAAAGTCACGCAAGCCAATATCGCGATGGTCAATCCTGCGTGGCTTATGCGCAGCGATGTCAAAGCGTTTTTGGCCAGCTTGCGCGATAGCGTCGGCCATAAGGTGTATCCAACAATCGATGACAGCAACACCTTGCACGGTCACAAGATCGAGACAGCAAACGGGCTGCCGGATAATATCGGCGCGGATGGCGATGCCAGTGAAATCATTTTCGCGGATATGAATGAAATCATCATCGGCG